GAGATAAAGATATGATATAGATTCTGTATCTATTTTAGAATTGAATAAGATATTATTAGAACTAGATATCAAATTACAAAATATCGGAAATGCATTGGGAGATGGTTTCGATCCTATATGTCATTTACATTTATGTACATATGGTGGTGAAATATTCCCAGCACTCTCAACAGTTGATACAATTAGAAAAATGAAATCTAAAGTGTATACATATATTGATGGTTCAGTAGCAAGTGCTGGCACTTTAATTTCAACAGTTGGTCATAAACGATTCATGGGAAAACACGCTCATCTTTTAATTCATCAATTAAGTGGTGGTATGTATGGAAAATTTAGTGAAATGGAAGATGAATTCTATAATTCAACTACGTTAATGAAACTTATTAAGTCTTTCTATAAAGAAACAACTAAAATTCCTATGAAAAAGTTAGATGAACTTTTAAAGAAAGATATTTGGTTAACTGCTGAAGAATGTTTAGCGTTTGGAATAATTGATGAAATAGTTTAATTATATAGCAGAAATTGCTATATAATTACTGTATAACAATTTCTGCTGATCTTCGTTCGTGTTTATATAGCAGTTTCGGCTGTTCTTCGTTCGTGTTTTTGTGCTAACGCCGTTGAAATTGCACCGTGGGTATTTATCCTTTCGTTAGATGCAAACTTACGAACATCAGAATTAGAATTTGTCAATCTTAATGGAAGATTTGGAAAATGATGACTGTGTGGATAATTTACAATTAAATTATCATTAGCTAACGCATAAACAGTCAACCATCCCCACTCAGGATCGAAAACCTCACCAATCGGCAATGTTCTTGGTGCTACACAATTAAATCTACCATACAGTGTCGTATCCAAGGTTTGTTGAATTTCTATAGGAGCAGTTATATGATGTAAATAAACTTCTCCTTCTGTGTAGAGACCTCCACCTATGATTGTATTGTTTTTAACACCTAAAGAGCTTTCTATATAGACTTGTCTGTTGGTTCTTAAAGAAATAGATTTTAAAGATACTAATTCAACAACACTTTCAGAATGTAAATGAATTCCGTGAGTAGCACTTATATTTGCTTTTTGAAATCCCATTTTTAAATTACTACCGCCCAATTCAATAGATCCAGTTGTTTTTAAATTAATCCCACCAGATCCAACATTTAAATTGTATTTATTACCAACTGTTTTATTTTCATTTCCGCATGGGAACGTTGAAGAATTGTCAATATCTTCAACAATAGGTATATAATCATGATTTTTAAAAGCACCAGACGCTGATACAACAATTTCTATCGGTTGACTTCTACCTTTGGTATCTATTCTTATAGATGGGTAATCGTTGAAAATAGCACCCACAGTATCAGATTTATTTCTTTTGACAAATGATATATCATCCCCCCCATTTCCCATTGTAGATTCTATATTATTTAAAATGTCTTCTTGTACTTTTTTTATAGACTCTCCAAGGTTTTCAGATTGTGAATTGGGGGTCCATGTACCACCTTCAGTAGCTGCTGATTTGGAAGATCCAAATTCCAAAACTCCAGGAGCTGATGACCCACTGCCGCCAGCGGCTCGATCAATATCAGATGTTGTTACGTTTTTTGGAGTCGCTGGATTTGTGCTTCTATTAGGAATTGGAACATAAGCAACAACTTCATCAACTGATGAGGTTCGAATTGGTGTTTTAACATACCCATTGAAGTTATTTTCAACTGGAACTATAGTTTGATTTAATGTAGGGTTAGATGCTCTAGTTCCAGTTGTTGGTGTGGTTGGCCCGTTTGGAAAACTTGAGCCTCCTCTATTTATTTTAAATACTGAGTTAGCGTTTGCTATTGTTTTATATGCATTTTTCCAACTTTTAAAAGATTCTATTTCTGAATCTCCGTATGTTCCTTTAAAAGAATATGAATTTTCTCCAACTCGCTCTATTTTATCTTTTACTGTATATTCTGACTCTGTACCGCCTACAGTTTTAAAATTATCATTGATTACAATTAATTGTTTATTATTTGAAGCTAATTCACTTGTAACTATATTTGTGAAATTTAAATTACTTCCACTTCTATGAGAAATTTGTATTTTTTCCTTTTCAGTAGAGTTATCAATATCTATTGATCCGCCCCTTTGATTGATAACTGTTCTATTTTTATATCTTGAAGACACTTGAATTATTTAAGGTTTAATTTTCAAAATCAATGGGATATGATAGACTTGCCTTGTTTGGATTGTCAGTATCGTTAATTAATGTAAGTTCTCTATAATCTTTCATAGTTCCAAAATACACAGGAAAATTAAAATCTCCTTGCCAATGGAATACCCAAACTTTAGAACCAACTTCTGGTATTCCGGTTATACCTTTGGCTTTATTTGTATGAGATGATGGTTTATACAAATAGCTATATGGATTACATTGGGATGCAAAATTACTAATAGGGTTTGAAAAAGCATCTCCGATATACGTGCCTTTATTTTCGTATATAAACGATGGAGCGAAAGATCCTTTATCTAAAGAAGGAGGTTCATCATTTATAACTTCAAATCCTTCCACATAATTACAGTCAGAAATGGTTACTATTTTCCCATCTTTATAATATCTACTATTTCCGCTTTCTCCTATAATTGGATAACATGGCTCTGCCCATGGAATGTTTTTTGATATCTCTTCAAAAACATCAGTATCTGCCCATTTATCTTCTTTATTGTTTGTTCCAGGTGTTTTAACTGCGATATCTTCATATGAGTCAAACCATTCTTCAAACGGTTGATTGGATAATTCAGAAATATAAATTTTAACTCTGTTTAAACGAAGTGGGTCGTTGTTTTTAATAACAACTCCTCTATAAAAACCTTGATCGTTTCTACTGAATTCATTACCAGATCCTGATCCCCCAATAAACATTAATAATATTTAGGACAAATGTATTTTAATATGAACAATTAAATATTATCCCCATTTATATCCTTGTGTATCTTTAATCATAAGCTCACGAATCGCTTGATTTACTTCCTCGATTGCTTGATTGATACCTTCAGATCCATTTGGCATGCCAGCTGGTACATTTGGTGTACCTTGAGCTTGTAAGCCATATAGAGATTTTCTCATATTAACCAAGTCATCTAATGCTGCTGCATTTGCAGGAATTCTAGTATATGATTCTTCTAAAAGTCTGGCAATATCTTTAATATAACTCATATAATTATATTAATAATATCCTAAAATCCACTTTCTTCTATGCTCCGGTGTTGATACATCTCTATTTCCAGAAAGTAGAAGAACTTGTGATGTTGGAGCTGAAGAATTGAAAGTGAAAACTGTGTAAGTATTGTTAGTTTCAAATAGTGCCATTGGTTGATTATGATAAGCACTGTTTATATTAAAAACGCTACCTCTAACAGTAGTTCTGACAACTTGAGCACTTAATGGAAGAGAATTAAAAGCTAGTCCTTCATGAGTAGAAGAAAGAGCAAGAATTCCAACGCCAGCTGCTGTTAATGGAAATGCGTTGGTAGGATGAGCAGGATTTCCTATTCCTACTGTAACTGCTGATAAAATGTTTGTATTAAAAATATAACTAGCCATATCATTATTTAGTTATTTGTTTTAAATTTTTATTTTATTATAGACATAATTATATAAAAAAGAAACCATGGGGTCTTCGGCCCCCATGGTTTGATAGACTTTTGAAGTACTTACTTCGATTAGTTCACATTATAAATATGTGGAAACTGTACCAGGAGTAAATGCTGCACCAAGACCTTTAACAATGATCAAGTGGTAATAAAGATTCGCACCAAAGATATTATTAACGATTCCATAGCGGGTCATGAGACCAACGCGAGGAGCGAAATCATTTGGTCCGATGGTTCTTTGAACCATGATCGGGATGTAAGGACAATATATGATACCAGTATCGTAGTACTCAGAACCCTTATATCCAAGAAGAGCATATTCAACGCCAGCACCAGAGTTTGGAGCATTGCGATAATAGTTCGGTGAATAGAGAGTTTGATTTTGTACTTCGGTACGTGTATCACGATATACTGTGAAGCGGCTTCCTACAGTTCCTACCTTAGATACACCAACACCAGCAGTTGTAACGTTTCCAGTGATTTCATATGTTTTGAAGTCAGGAAGCATTTCAAGAATGGTGCAAACGCGAGGAGTTGCGATAACAAAGTTAGCAGCGCCTCTACGGTTACGAGCGGCCATACGGCCAGCCTCGATGAGTAGCTTTTGATAGAAAGTGATATTACGCTCTGCAGTCCAACGACCGTCTGAACTTACTGGACTCCAAAAGGAATAACCAGCCCCGAATCCGCCATTCATGGCGGCTTGAATCATACGAATAACAACTTCACGGTCGATTTCGGCTTGGATCTCATATGACATAGCATTAGTGAGTTCCCCGTCGATATCGATACCTTGCATGTTCTTAAGGTCTTGCTCAAGCTCAACAGACCAGCGAGTAGCAAGTCTGCGAGTTCCAGCTTCAACTGCGGTCTTTTCGAACTTCATCTCGATTTGAGGGATTTTACCTGTCAATTCGTAGTTTGAAAGAAGTTCGGCAACACCACGGTCTGCATCTGCAAATGTCCACTCACTGTTACCAGAGAGAGCACTTGAAGAAGTACCTGTGAATCGTGTGTCAAGAAGTTGATAACCAAGTTCGGTGGAGTTCAAGCCTTGCGCCCCTGAAAGGTACGCACCGCCATTGGCGCGATCAGCGGTTGTAAATGCACGACCATCGACACCATCAGAACCGAGAGACTCGTTCTGATAAGCATATCGAAGGGCAAATGCAAGTCCAACTGGACCACCCATTGGCTGAACACCAACAATTTCGTTGGAAATCAACTCAGGAAAAGTACGGCGGATCATAGGAATGAGAATCTTTGGAAGGCGACTATCTCCAGCGGCATAACCGTCGGTGTTAGGAATGGTTGATGGACCTTGAGCGCCAGTAGCGCCGAAGATTCCAGTACCAGTATTCGCTTCTTGGATGCACCATTTTTCTTGGTTTTCGAGAAGCATAGCTGTAGTTCTGTAAGTGTGCTCATCGCGGATTGCTGGAATAGCATTGCTGCTATAATCCAGAACCTTTGACCACTTTCTTACAAGAGCGTCAGTTTTGCTTTCGTTAACTGGGGAATTAGGTTTCATATGTTTTACGTATATTTTCTGTTTCTATATTCAGGTCATACGACCTCATGGTGCTTGGTGAAATTTATCTCTTACCGAAAACTTTTGATAACTCATCAACATAAGCGTTGTGAGAATTATCGTTATTGTTATTTACACTTTCAGAAACAACATTTTGATATTCTGGAATAAAATCTACATCCATTTTCTTTTGTTTTGCTTCTTCTGTGATTGATTTGATTTTCTCTTTTTCTTTTTTATCGAAAAGACGAGATACATAATCAAAATTTTCATTTACAAAGTCAAATGATTTGTCTTTGAGAGTCTTTCTGATAAATGATTTTTTATCAGTTGCCATGTTTGAAATTTGCTCTTCAATAAGAGCGTTAACTCTGATATTATTAAAGTTTTCTTGTAAAGAAGAAAGTTGTTTCTTTAACTTAGAATTTTCAATAGCTAAATTATCAATTTGTGTTTTACCATCTAAAACTGCTTCTTGTACTGATTCTTTCATTAATACTGAATCCACAGCAAGAACTCCACGGAGTTTTTCTAAAACACTATATGCACTTTTGTTTTTAACAGCAGTTGCTAAATCTTCTTTTGAAATTGATTCTTCTAAAAATTCATCAAGATATATACTTACTGCACCAACCATTTGCTTTTTGAAAGCTGATGAATCTTCATTCAATGTTCTTTCATATTTCTTAGCAATTTTTAAAAGTTTCTGTGTTCTGTCAGCATCAACTGCTTCTACAACTCTTTTCATTTTTAAACTGTGATCTTTATCAATTGCTTTGATTAGTTCATTGAGTTTTTCAGCATACACTTCATCTTGTGCAATAAGTGCAGCTTCTGCTGTTAAGTCAACTTTCTTTTCAAAAGCTTCTTGAATCGCAACTAGTGATTCTTCACCAATTACGCTGATAACGTCTTCGTTTAATAGATCGGTAATTTTCATAAATTAAAATAATGGAGTTATTAATTCATCCTCAATACGCTTTTGCAGTTTTGAATTAAGAATGTCTGTTAAATATTTATTCGCGGCGTTGTAATTTTTTTCAAAAATACGATTAATAAATGATGTAATCATTGAATTTTCATTTATTTTGCATTTAGCTTTTGATTCTTCGGCTTGTTCAGACTTTTTCTTTGTACTTTTGCCAGCTTTTGCAAGAGCAATTGCAACAGATTGCTTTTGTGCCTTTTTCTTTGACTTGGGTTTAGATGTTCCAATTTTCCCAGTCTTCTTATAAGACTTCATCTCTTCTGAGATATTAGAAGCTATTGTTTTGTCTGATGATCCTTTTTTAAGCGCCATGATATTATTTAACTAAGTGAATTAATAAATTTTAAAATTTGATCTTTTAAATAATTCCCCATATCATGTTTTGGAAGTTTACCTATGGATTTTTCAAAATTTTCATAAATTTCTTCATATTTTCCATTATCAGAAACAACCCACTGCTTCGATTCTAAAATTCCATTAACAAACGCTTTTGGAAATGATGGATCTGCAACTGCATCAACAGCAACAAGTCTCATGTTTTTTACAAGATTGTATGAAGACTCTTCTTGTAATGATCCTAATGCTCTGGTTGACATTCCAACTTTAACACCATCATTGATTAAAGCTCTTAAAATTTGTCCCATTGGAGTTGATAATACTTTTGCTTTGCCATAGAATGCATTATCTTCTTCGTAAAGTTCAGTAACTAAATGACATGCTCTTTCAAGATTAACTTCAGCACTTGATGGATGATTGAGTTCTCCCATTGCTCTCCCAGGAGCTACCATTTCACTGATATAGCGATTCACTTCTTCGCGTGTTTCATCTAAATTATACATGCGACGGTTTTTATTAATTTGATTACATCCTATGAATGGACCTTTCACATATAAAGAACTGCCTTTTTTCAAATTATCTTGTTCTTCGACAATTTCGAACCTTTCTAAAAGTTCTGGATTTTCTGCAATCAGCTTAAGTTTCAATGCCATGAAATTATTTATCTTTTTATTATAAAAAATCTAATATTATTAGTATCTTTATTAATTTTATATATCGTCACACAATTATATTTAAAAATTACAAGATTAGTTTATTATGTCC